AAAGATCGCCCGTAGCATCTGCGATCCACCCAGGCTATAAATTTGCGACCAGAGCAGTTGCGTATTAACTCGAACGCCGCCATAGACAATAGATGCAATCGTTTCTTTATTTGTATAAACAAGCGGAATAATTGATCCTAAAGTTGAAATCTCTTGCGTTGAATTAAAGCCGTATCTTGGTGCAAAGCGTTGGTTTTGTGTTGTCGTTTGACCTCCGCTACTTGTCGCCCGCAGTTCGGGTGGCCTGCCTGGTTCGTTTTGGTCAAATGATGGCTTTGGTCTTAGCAGCGTCGAAACAACAGTTAGGCCAACGCCAATTACTAAATTGGCGATTGCAATAATTGCGGCTGTTTCAAGCCCTGCAATAACAGCAGGTTCAGGAGCTTCTGCGCTGCGCTTTCGCACCTCAGCCTTAAACCAGGAATACTCCTCATCAGTTAGCCCCAGCATCGAGGCAAGATACTTATCAGATGGAAGTAAGCTGCTCATTTCACAAATCGACGATACTGAGATTCTCGCATGGCTCGTGGTGGTAACCAGCACACGCCACGCTTGTGATGGACAACTAAAACCCCATTCTCTACTACGATACCGACGCCAAGACCGCTTGCGCCATTTTTAAACATGCAGACTGCATGCTCTTCCATTTCTGGCAATACCTCCGTTGCTTCATTCCATAGCGCCTGCAATTCTTCCCATTTACCTGCAGTTGCTAATTCCATCCACTTGTAATCAAACGGTGGGTGATAAACACCAACTGAATCCAATATCGCCCAGACCATGATTACACAATCAGCACCCCGGCCATGCTTCGGGTGCTCCCCAAATGAATGAGGCAGGCCAACCCAGGGCTTCCAATCAATCATCAGCTAACGACCAACGAACCAGATGTTGGTAACGCCCCAACAAGTTTGGTGTTCAAGACACGCCTTGGAACGTCTGACGCAACAGCATCCAGCGGTGAAGTTAGTTTCAACAGCACCTTCTCTGTATCCATGTCGTAACTAGCGACACGCCATAGCTCAGATCGAATCAGTGCAACATCACTAAAGTTCGTCACATCGAGGCTGACAGTTTTTAGATCCAATAACCAACGGCTTTGAACGGCTTCTGCAAAAATGTTTACGCTAATTTCGTTAGTGGCAGCGCCTAGCACTGCTTCGGATCGGTCGCCGCCCTTACTGCCTGCACCAGTCGAAACAGCAAAGGGCAGAAAGCTATATGTGACTCCGCTGTAAGTTCTTGTTAAATTGACTGAAAAATTTTGATAGGCGTAAACGGTTGGTGTGGACGAGTCCTGCATAAACCGTGCATAGTTGACGAAGGCAAATGTGCCCATTAGCTAAGTCCTACTTTTTTTCTTGTTTTAACACTACCTTGTAAAGCCGAGAGTGTCAGCGATCTGCCGCGTTCAGCCGCCTGAGCCATGCCCTGACGATGCTGTTCTGCTGTGACGTACTCAACGTTATTTATGACCGTCGATTCATATCGAATGTCCAGCGGTTGCATGGCTTTGGCTTGCTGGTTGTTCAGCTGTTCGCGGGTGCTAGCAACGGCTCGCTGACGGTCCAGCTGTTCGCGGGTGCTGGTAGCGGCTTGCTGATTGTTCAGCTGTTCGCGGGTGCTAGCAACCTCAACGCCTAAACGACCGCTAGGGCCTCGTTTAAGGGGCATGATCGCTTCTGGGCCAGCTTCCCCCATCAGCCCCGTACCATTCGCTAGCGGGAAGATTGTCGGCGAGCCGACAATTCCACCTTTGGCAAACGGTACGATCTCGTTGTCGGCAAGGACACCGCCTTTTTCAAATGGAGTGCCCGAAAGGCCGCTGTAGTCCCCAAAAAGCGGCAGTCCTGAGTCCACCCCGCTCCCGAAGCTAGGAGCAGAGGCACTGCCAGGTAGTAATTTAACAAACTGATTCAGAATCGCCATTGTCACCATTTTTGCAATGATCTGCCCCGCCATATCCAAGAAATAACTGCCAACACTCTTGAAGAAATCAGCCAATGCTTCTTTTGCGCTTTTGGATCCACTGATTGCATCCGTAAACGACTGAGAGAATGCACTGCCAATAGCGTTTGCTGCGCCAGTAATTTGATTGATTGGATTTACTAGATCTTCCAGTTCTTTTTTCAAACTGCGAATGTTTTGGCTCAACCCTTCCGTCAACGTTGGATCTATTGTTTGGCGGAACAGATCAGTTTGCTGTTCAGCGTTTGGATCCCCTGCGTCTATTCTTGATTGCCTGAATCTTTCAATTCTCTGCTCGTTTGACACCAAGCCAAGCTGATCGCGTAAGTTAAACAGCTCGTCTTCGGACGCTTTGGCGATTATTTCCGATGCAATAGCTTGGTCTTGCTTAAGGGCTAGTAGTTCACCATTTGCCGAAACAATAAGCTTTTCAAGACCAAGGTCTCGCTCCAATCCTGCAATTCTTTCTTGCAATTGACGTTCTGCAATATCCTCCGTTTTGTTCGCAGCATTCATAGCATCTAGGTATTTGTTTGTTAGTTCAAGCTCTTTCTCCCCGAAGTCAAGATTTATAGCGTTATTTTTTATTGTGTAAACCAGCTCTGTATTGTTATCTTTTTGTGCTCGAACTAGGGCAAGTGAATTTGCGATCTGAAATCTTTGAATGTCCGCCAGTGGGCCGGATCGAATCAGCGAGTCGTACTTGTCTTGGAGTTGTGGCAGCTGAGACTTCCTGACCTTGCCAATGCCCTTATCTTTGCCTTTGTCATCTTCATCGCCAGGAGAACCGTAGTCGGTTAAGCCTTCAAGGGGAGTCCCGTCCACTCTTCGCAAAGCCTTAGCCCTAGCGCCTTTCGGTCCGCCGTAGACTATACCTCCAGAGGTAAACTCCACCATCTCGCCTTTGTCGTCAAACTTAAAGCCTTTTGATTCAAATTTAATCCTGATCTTATAAGTTCCGTCCAGTCGATCAAGTTCGCTTCTGAGTTCTGCTATCTTGGTTTTCAAGGCGTTCGCCTGACGACCCGTGGCTTTTTGTTCACCGTTTATGCCTTTTAGCTTGGCAGTAGCTTTCGTTATCTCATCTCTATATTCTTGCATTTTTGCCTTAATTGTTTCAGTGCTGCCCTTCCCTTCATCCAGAAGCTCGTTTAGCTCTTTCTGCCCTTGGTAGTATTTCACTACGCCAACAGTCGCAGCTGTCACCCCTGCTGCAAGAAGAACCCAAGGATTAATAAGCACGGCAGCTGACAAACCTTTTACCGCTACTCCTGCAGCAGTGGCAGAAGCCTGAATGCCCTTGAACAATGCAACAATCCCTTGTGCTTTTATCACAGCAGCTTTTGCTGCGATTATGCCCATAGCCAATCCTGCCGCAGTAGCAGCTGCCGCCAATACGTCTAGGTTTTTCGCCACTTCCAGGAAAATTGCACCAAGTCTAGGAAGTGTCGCGACAAGTGTAGGGGTAATGTTTTCAACAAAATCAGCAAACGCCTCTTGAAACTCAGCGCCAATCGGCTGAAGTGCTTTGCCTATTCCAATCCGCATCTTGTTATACGCAACCGTCAACCTTGCTCCAGCTGACTCGGAAGACCCGGCAATCTTTTCCGCCAATTCACCGTATTCACCACCCAGTTGAACCAAAAACTTCATCAGGTCATTCAGCCCCACCTCGCCTTTTTGCAAGGCTTTTGTCAGCTCTGGGCCGGTCCTACCTGACGCTTCAGCAATTTTGTTAAATGTGCCAGGCAGTCTTTCTGCAATTTGATTGATCTCTTCTGCGCTGACTTTGCCCTTCGAGAAAATCTGAACGAGCGCAGTCACGGCTCCTTCAACCTGCTCTGCACCCCCGCCCGTAGCGATAATTGCAGAGTTGATGTTCTTGAACGCAAGCTCTGCATCAGCAATGCCACCACCAGCACCTTTTACTGCTGCTGTAAGTCGAGTGATGCCTCTGATAGCAACTTCTTGTGGAATATTTAATTCTTTTGTGACATCAGCAGCGGCTTGCAGTGCTCGGTTGTAATTACTTGCGTCACCTGCAATACCATCCAACGCGATTTTGAGTTTCTCAATGCTCGCCGCATACTCAGCAAACCCACCAAGCTGCTGCCTGAGCTGGCCTACCTGAGCGCCAAGTGCAGCACCAGCAAAAGACCCGCCAACACCACCAATTGCGCCACCAATTGCGCCACCAAGGAACCCTTCAGGCCCACCGAAAATACCACCGGAGATCGTTGCACCAGCGACTTGGGCGGCCTTGCCGGGGGAAAACTTACGGCGAGTGCGACTGCGTTTCTCAAGTTCTTTGTCTACGTTCCTAATACTCTTTGTGATTTTTCTTTCTGTCTCTTTTGCTGTAACAGCAAGTGGGTCAAGATCCAGCCTAAGTTCTTCAAGAGACTGCTTGACCAGATTAAGCTCTCGAATAGTGCCTTTTCTAAAACTTGAAAATTCTGGGACTTTTGGATCTGAAAAACCGCGAATCCTATCAATATAAGAACCAGGAGTTTCTTTTGAGCCAGGTAACATCGATGTAGGCGTTTCCCCTAGAGGGACATTCCTAAAGGCTTCCGCCACATCACGACTATCGCCCGAAAACTTAATAGCTGCATTCCTAAGGTTTTTTTCAGATTCAAGAAATCCGTTTCCAGTTTTTTTCAAGTTATCAATAAAAGATTTTATGCCTAAAGAAAAGCCTTCTAGGCGTTTTTTATACTGAGAGGATGACTCCCCAGTTTGGGGGAACATGCTTGCAGGGGTTTTCCCTAAAGCTATTTTTTCAAATCTTTGACGAACTTTTTTTGAACCTCCAGCAAACTCAATCGCAGACTCTCTAAGCTTCTTTTCCGAATCCAGAAAACCGTCACCTGTTCTCTGCAGGTCGCTATTGAATACGTTGATAATGTCCGATAAAGCGCCTTGAGAAGTGCGCCCCATTCTTGCCTGCTGTCCTTTTTGCCTAGAGGATCCAATCCCAACAATGCCCTCGTAAAGCGGACTTAAATCCACTCCACTTAAGCCAAGCATCGACTTTATAGCGCCAGTTCTTTGCCTACCCCTATCTTTTGATGCAAGTTTTTGGTCAAAAAGCGCAAGTTCGTTGTCAAAAGCTTCAGCGTTTTTCCTTATTAGTTTATCGCTCGCACCGTCTTGCTGTTCTATTAAAAGTTTGTTTTTTTCAGCCTGAATGCGAAGCATTTCGCTCTTGTGCTTTCTTGCAGCTTGTTCGGTTTTTTCGTAAGCCTCAGACCAAACCCGGAATAATTTAGTCGCCTCGGTAACTGCGCCTTCATCAACAATCTGATTTCTTGCTCTTTCTTTCGCTCGTCGCATCCCAGGCGTAAATTCACCGGCAGCCGATCTCTGGCGGATACTGGCAGAAAACGCGCCAAAGCCAGACTGAGAATACGACTCGCGAGCGCCACCCATTCGCTGACGGATAGCCATTGCCTGGAACTGTTCCTTGGTGGTTACGTTGACAATCGCATTCTGTAAATCTTTATTTAGCTGAATAAGTTCAACGGTCAAAGCTCGACGACGCTCGTATCCAGTTACGTTTGCAAGCTCTTGATTAACTTCGGATATTCTTTGAGAGATTGTCGCTTGAGTTTTTTCAAGATTGCCGTATTCTTTCTTCAGTCGAGCGAAGTAATCAACGCCAAGCTCAGAAGAGAACACGTTCGCTCGAAACGCAATTGGCCCTCTTTCAGCACCGACCCTTAACAGTTCAAGCTTGCGCAATGCTACGTTCAGCTCTTCCGTATTAAGGGTTCCGCTGGCAATCGAAGCGTTGAGTTTTTCAATCTGTCCAGTAATTTTTTCTGGCTTAGCGGAGATAATCGTGTTTATCGCAAAACGCGCCTTACTAGAACTGATCGCCACCTCTTTCAAGCTGACGTTCAGATTTTTAATATCTTTGCCAAGCTGCAAAAACGCAACAGAATCCTCTTTTACTTTTGATTTTAATTTTTCAAGCTGAGCAATTACATACTGCAGATCTTTCGCGCTTTTCTTCGAGGCAGACCCTAGGTTTACAAGACTTGACCTTTTGCGCTCAACAGCATCAGATGACCCACGAAGGCTTGCTTTCAGATTTTGTATATCGGTGCCAAGCTCACGGTAAACCTTGCCGCCCATAGCGGCCTGTTCACGCAAGCCTTCAAACGCTTTGATCTGACCTTTTATTGTTGCTTCGCTATTACCGGCCTCTGCAGCAAACTTTCGTACGTCATCAGTTGCCTTCTGAAGGTCTCCGGCTGAAAGCTTGTTGAGTTGCTTTGATAGATCGCGAAACGAGCTGTTTAATTTTTGCAGCTTTTCGCTGCCACTTACTTTAAGTACAATATCAACAGGCGAAACAGTCTTACTTGGCATCTTTCTTGTTCAGCTCAGAGAGTGCAGCAGCTTCCATTACTTGAAGGCTCTCCAGCATCTCACGGGGATTATCTACATCATAAAGGGACATCAGCCCTGACGCACCCAGCAAGACCTCATACTTCAATCCAACGTAACCTCCCATCGTGACGGTCCATTGCGTTTGCATCCGCAAGAACATCATCAACGCATCCCAGTTTTCTTCCCATACCTCAAAGTGCTCTTCCTCAGGGGCGACCTGACGCTGCGGCTTCAATCCAAATGCCGCAGCGTCATCTGCACTCTTGTCCTCTACTCTTTTGCCGCCATTCGCCCAATACTTGACGGCATCTTTTAGTTTCCCAGTTTCGCGCCTTCAAAAGTTTCGGTGTAAGCCTTCAGGACACCGCGAATCCAATAAGGGTCATCAGCAAATTCTTTCATTGCTGCTTGGGAGAACGGCAACGGCTTGCCGTCTTCGTCCTCGATTCCTTCCCATCCAGTCATCACTGCTTTAAGCAAGTCAAGATCGCCTTTATCCGCGAGCTTCTGGAACTCAGACCGTGGAACTCTTTTGAATACTGCGTCAAAACTAGAGTCATCAAAGACCCCACCATCAGCAGGTTCTTCCACGGTTACAGGCCATTTAAAAGTCTTGACCTTTTTGCGAACGAAAGCCATTGAGCAAATTTAACTGCAATTAGCTTACAGCAATAAAAAAGGCCGTGCTCTCCAACACGGCCTCAAGAGCCCATCTGTTCAGATCAAGTGTACACCAAGCTGAACTCGTCATTCCCTGCCGTCGAGGGAATTGCGGTATATGGGATGTTTAGCATCGCAATGCCGTCTTGGTCGGCATAGCTCACATCACCAATGTCGATCTGGGTGCTAGCAAAATCAACAATGTTCCCAGCAGTGGTGCCATGCTGGAACGTCAAGTCGCCTAGCGTGCCGTCAGTCAAAGCAGCAGTGAAGTAGTCCTTCGTGGCAATCGAGATCATCTCAAGGCTCACGCTACCGCTTGCACTGCGATCAGTGATCAGCACTTCCTTCGTGCAACCAATCAACTCTCGGTAAACAACAGAATTGCCGATGTCTAGACTGATTGACTGCAAGCAGCCAGAGTAAGACAGTAAGGAGAATGTGTCTGTGTTGCCGTTCTTAAAGATCAGCGGTGTTGCCTGGTTTGCGTAAGTAACGCTAGGCAGTGCCGAATCGTCAGGAGCGTTATAGATCCCAGTGAAAGTAAAATCAATCGAAGGGATTTCTCCAACAGATCCATTCAAGGTGAATGTTCCTCTAGCACCAGTGACTTTGTGACGAACGCCATCAATGTTGTAGTGAATGGTGACTGAGCTGAAATTTGAACTTACTGGTGCGTAAGTCACGCTAGTACCAGCAGCCACCGTTTCACTAAGGCCGCAAGCTTGAAGCGCCTTGCCGTACTGCGGAGCAGTGCCAGCAGTACCAGATCCTGCTAGCTCAACGCTGAACGTGCATTCAA